TAAGCCGCTTTAAATGTGAGGTTAGGCGGCGCATCAGGGTGGACGTCTTTGTCGTAAATGTTTCTAGCCATCGTTTCTTGTGTAAGTCAGTTGTCTTGATCCGTAACAGAATGATACGTCGATGGAACCACAGCCTGCACCGTTCCAAATGATTGTGTCTTTAGTGGGGTCGGGCTTATACCACCATCCGAGGCAAACGTATCCATGAATACTCTCAGACTCTTCAGTCGCAACATCGTTAACTGGAACCGTGCCACCTGTCTTAATGGATACGTTAGACAGTTCGCCACCACCTTGTAATACTTCATCGATAACTGTCACGTCCCATGTAAGTTTAGCATACACGTAATGGCCTGGCGACGGTGTCATGTTCACACCTAAGTCATTGGGTGATCCAACGCCAATAGCATAAGATGTTCCAGCACCTGATATGATTCCAGGAGACAAGTCACGTTTGTCGGGGTTATCAGGGTTGCTCAACATTTTGCCAATCTTGCATTTAAGTGCCTTTGCGCGGACACTCTTCTTTGATTGACGGACTGTAAGGAACGTTCCACCAGAGTTGCGATGGACCTGTACGGTTGAACTAGAGACTAATCGGTTTGAGTCAACGCGTGATTGTGTATCGTTGTAGTAAGATGCTCCTGGTAGTGGTTCACCTTTTTTAAAGTGTCGTTTCTTATACATTGGTTTTCTTATAAAGGTCTTCGATCCAACCACCTCGTCCAGACAATGTAAAGACTAACGTGATTGAATATACTCCGCCAGTTTCTTCTTGTGTTGCGTTGGAGAACAACCAGTTGCGTCCAGACGGTGTTGGTGGATGGTCTGGTGGGTTTACAATGGTTCCAAACGCGTTAAGTTGTGCATTTGTTATTGGATGACCACTCGAGTAAGATACTTCCCACTCAAGTGTTGGATCCATGAAGGTGGTAATGTCATTGGTAAGATACTCAAATAGTTCTTTCTCTTTGTCGCTTAGCTCAATGTCTACCTTTTCATCGTCCTTGATTAGTTTCCATTTGGTTGTTGGATTTGACGTATCAGGATCTTCAATCTCTGGAACAATCTCCCCCGCATTAAATTGTAGCAACTTAGCAGCAGATACATCAGGAGATGCGGTGAATAATCCATACCTTGGGTGTGCCGCCAACGGAGAGTCCGCTGTGGATACTAAGAGCCTCGTGCGCCTTGAGGCCTCGCCGGTAACTGCGCCTGTGCCTGAATCAAACGTGAAGTCTTCAGTGTTGGTTGTTCCGCCATACGTGCATCGCACTACTCCAATATGTCCGTCCTCAATTTCCATCCTAGCGGAATCTAGTAAAAGACTGGAGAATCCTGGTTCTTGACAAGGTGAGCCCTTTGGTGGTAGTAACCGTAATGCATCAGCCGAGTGACATTTGAATGATTGTGACGCAGAAATACCTCCTTCACCATCAAAGATAGCTTGAAAGTCTGATTGCCAAACGACTGTGTTCCGTCTGATTCCGATATGTTTTGGTGTGCTCATTATGCGGTGAGTGTAAGTTGGGTTGAACCAGTTTTAGAAGCCTTGGTGTTATTTGCGATTTGTTGCAGTAGTTTATTTTGTGCTTTCAAGAGGATAATGTCTGGACGGTGTGTGACATTTGCAGCATCGTTTGATCCACCACGCTGTGCTAATGATGTGGTCATGCCGCTCATGTTCGTTAAGGATGTAGTGGCGCTTTCGGCGATTGATTTGATTGCCTTTGCAACCTTTTCAAATGGGTTTGTGTCGACCTCGTTTAGATCTGTACCAAATGGGTTGTTGTCGGTTGCTGGCTTAGTACCGTAGACATGTGCGGCGTTCGCAGCGGCGGCACGTTTGGCGTTGCGTCGTGCCGCGGCAGATATGATAGAATTGAGTGAAAGAATCATACCCTGTGTTGGATCGACGGAGTTTTTTAACGTGCCATCGCGCTTCTGCCGCTCATGTTTGATAAAGGGGTTGTTTGTAAAGTCAAAACCGAGCGCGTCCCCGATTTTGTCAACGACCCAGTCCTTGCTTTTATTCTTAACCTGAACACCTCTATCCCATATAACAGAACCAGGAGTCTTTTGCATGCTGAGCATTTTGAAGCCGTCAGACCTAAGTGCCTTTGTTATCTCAGCCAAGATTGGGAAATGCTTTTCAAACACGTCGTCCATGTAGTCCGCGCCCGTTTTAAAAGCCTCAATCAATAAAATAGTTACAGTCGCGAATGCCGATTTGATTGCGTCTTTAAAGGCGGCCCACAACTGGTCTTCTCTAAATAGATTGATTGCAGTCACGATGAAACCTGAAACAGTCTCACCAAATTCTTTAGCAGTGCCAGCATTTTTGGTTGTCCATTCAGTTAAGTCATTAACTAATGATTTCATTGGTTCTAGAAACCCTTTGCCAAATCCACGTAAGTTTTCATCCCAAGCATCTTTCAATGTTGAGATTAGTCCTTTGAGTGTACCAGATAGTTTCTGCATCGATCCACCAGAACGTTGTTTAGTACCATCCATGAGTGCTTTTAGTTTCTCTTGATTGGTTGCAGCGTTTGCGATCTCAACAGCTAAGTCAGAAGTCATTAGCTTCATCTCCGATAGGCGAGTGATGGATTCTTGACCTGTTCCACCTTGTTGTAGGTTAGCCCAAAAGCGTCCATAAACTTCAGCGACTTCGCCAATGCCTCGTCCAGCGAATGCAGCAGCGTCACCTATCGTCTGTAGTGCGTCTTCTGTATCTAATACGCCATCCGCAAATCCTTTGAGTGTCATTGTGGCCTCAGATAACTCCTCTAGACCATACGGTGTAGATGCGGCAAACTTCTTAAGCGACAGAAGCTTCTTAGCGGCCTTTGAGGTTGATTTGTAGAGCTGTTCCATACGCAACTCAAGCACCTCAAAGTCCATTGCTTTCTTGATTGCGGTAAACCCAACACCAATAGCCGCAACTACACCAGCTAAAGCGGCTGCAAGGCCACCCGTCGCAAGTGCCGCAGCAGCTTTTGTTGAAGCATTGACAATACCACGAATGCTTTTCTTGATTTTACCGATGCCTTTTTGGAAGTTTGAGGTATCGGCGGTGAATTTAACTTTTACTTGACTCATTTAATTAGTGCTTTTAGTATATCGTCTTCGAATTTGTGTTTAGAGTATGTTGCGATTCCAGCAGATTGGAGTATCGCAGTTTGAATATGCAATCCTTCAGAATATGGTAAGACATCAGCAATGTAGTCGCGATCCCATCCAGTCTCTTTGGCGATTGTCATGATGTAGCCAATGAGGAATGGTACTGGATCGCCTAGGTCTTTCCCTCGTTTTCTGATGGTTCAACCTCAACTTCAGCGTCCTTGATGTCATTTAAGTCTTCACCCATTGTCTCCATGAATGCTTCAAGATCCTCTTGTGAGATCTTTGCACCCATCGTAAGTACATGTGCCTCCCAATCTTTCTTGGCTTTGATAAGCTGTTTGATAGGTGTCGAGGTTACAAAGATGTAGTCAAGTAGGTTTCTGATGTCGTTTTCGCCACCAAATAAGAGTGGAGAGTTGACATCTGTGAGGATTGAAATATCTGATGCAGTTAGTTTGCGTAGTTTTGTTGGGTCTGGTGTCATGTGATTATTTTCTAATGATTCTTTTAACATATTCAGGTGTGCAGTCTTCGCCGATTAGGCATATCTTTTTACCATGTCGGACTACTTTGTATTCCTTGCATTGTTTTGCTTGGTCCAATAGCACCTCGCGGTTCTTGAAGGCCGTCTTGATAAACGAGAATTCACACTCATCGTCTGTTCCAGGGAAGTCGTCATCATACCATTGTTTGAGTAAATCCTTTGTGTGGATTGTGCCTGTCGCGTCGGTCTCGTTGAAGATAAAGATGTATCGTGTTGCGCCTTGATCGTTTACAGTCTTCACGGCAGGTTGAGATAACTCAATACCCATCGATAAGATAGCTGCTGCAACACTTAAGTTGCTAGTGTTTGCGTATGTAATTGTTCTGTCCATGTCTATAGTCTGTGTTTGTTATTAAGATGTTGTAATGCTTGGGTAGAAAGATGCTGTGATATTGAGTGATTCAAATTCACCAGAGGACCGTGTTACGTTGATAGAATCAACACAAACTGTTCCTGCTTGAGTGTCATTGGTCATCAAATATGCTGGCATACTATTCTGGAGAGTTAGTACAGCTGAGATGTTTCCAGTCCATGCTGTGTCTGCGTCTACCTTTGCATCCAAGTTGATGTTAACTACTTCATCGTAGTAAGCAACGCCGACAGTGTCACCTTTATTGTCCTTCAGCTCAGATTTCTGAGATTGAAAGTCAAATGAGATGCTTTGTGCGATCATTGCAGTTTCAGCCTCCATTCCGAAGACTCCTTTTCCGATTAGTGTTGGGCTAGCCATTGTTATTAGTATTTATTAGTCGCGACCCATAGCTACAACATCCAACAGAAGTGTTGACATGGTTGTATGGGTGGAGTGGTTGTAGGAAATTGTTGGGGGGAAGACTTCATATACAAAGCAATCGTGCTCTGGTCGTAGGTCTGTTCCCGTTGGTGGTTTATTAAGGTATGTTGGTATTAAGTCTGGATCTTCAAAGTGTTGTTTGAGTAAGTCAACTACTGCTTTATGTTCTAATTCCGTGTCGTCGATCGTCTCATAGGTAATTTCAACTGTTACCTTTGATGTGCCATAAGACATGTCATCCCACCCTGATTCGTCTCCACTAATGATGACGATTGGCGGTGTTACCTTTTCAACATCGGTTGTAACTGCTGTATGAAATTGTGGAAGCAGTACATTTAAGGAGTATTCTAAGTTCTTAAGTATTTTTATTAAGTTCATTGGTTAGTTTTGTCATTACTCTTTCGTATGTTCGTAGACTTGCCTTTTTGGCGCGAGTTGTGGCGTTCCGCACTTCTCGTTGTGTTGTTTTCTCAGATGCATACTCAGAGTGGTTTGTTATATCGAGACCTGTTATGCTCTTGCCGTCATGGAAGTTGGATGATCCAATGTTCTTTGAAAAGTGGCGAGAGATCCAAGTTTGTGACTTTGGTGGCTTACGTGATTTGCCTGTAAGCACTTGTTTCAAGGTTGGGAGTCGTGCAATGGATAATAACCAACCAGACTTTAGTCGTCCAACATGTGATTGTTTAAGTTTGCGGTAGGCGGTGATCTTGATATGGTCTAACGATGATACAATTGTTTGTCGTGGACTCTTGATACGTCCATCGACTCGTTGTGATTCATGGTCTCTTGCTGAGAATGCTTTATATGTGCCTTGTACACCAGCGCGGTGGAGTATATCATTAGCTTTAGCGATGTCACCATTGGATGATGCACGTGCGAATGCCGCGGCTAAGCCTGGGTTAACACGTTTGATTTCGTTATATGCTTGTTTGTCTGAGATGTAAACCTTTGCAATGTCTGTTGCGACTGCATTCTCACCAATCTCTTTTGCGCGTTTGCCTAAGCCGAATGGACGTACACGGGAGCCAAGAGTTTGACCTGTTGCTCGAGCCATGTCAATTGTTATGTCATGGCGCGATATATCAACTTTATCAGCAAATTTATTGAGTGCTCTTGTGAGTTCTTTATCACCTTCAAGTGTTACACCTATGTTTAGTCCTTTTGACATTATCCTGTGAAGTCTGGGTCGATACAATCGAGGACTAGTATGCCTTCTGATGTAGATACACCAAGCACCCTGAGTTTTCCATAGTGCTTTAGTGTTAGTTTCTTGCCAACTAAATCACCTGGTTGGTCTACGTCGTCGTGCAATAGCGTGATTGTGGCTGAGATTGATGACTCAAAACCACCAATGATTTTGGCGTCTCGTCTAGTGAGCGTAGCAGATACACAATCAATGAAGGTAAGTCCATCAAAGGTGATCTGTTTGGTTGCGAACACACCACGGGATGCTTTGTGGCCTTGAGTCATGAATTTCTTGAACATTGTGTGAAAAAAGAGGGGATAAGGATTAGACCCTACCCCCTCTGATATTACTAACTATTTGGAAAGTGATTAAGCAGTCTTTACGATCTTGAGTGCTTCCTTAACAGCCTTAACTGCGCCAAATGCGATATCGTATGATGCCCAGATTGCGCGTGATCCTTTAGAAGACCATACGTTAACTTGAACGGTGATTCCTAGATCCTCGATGAAAGCAGTTTCAACTGCGAGCATGTCAGCGGCTGCTGGGTTTTCAGGAACAGCAGTTGCTACGGCCATGGCTTGAGGAGCACAGACGAATGCGACGGATTTGGAAGGCAATGCGCTCATGTCGTCGGTATAAACGAAGTTCTTGAAGCCATAGCGTGCGGTACCATTAAGTCCAAGCGTATCAGTTGGAATGAATCCAGCAAATACTTCAGAGTTGCCAACGAAGTTTTTACGTTTACCTTTAAGTTCGCCCCAAGCAGTCTTAAGTGCTTCAGAACGTGTTGCAGGTGCAATAAGTGCGTCACCAGAGGTTACAGCGTCACCATAAGCTGAGGTTGTGATTTTAGCGAATGCAACATCTTGAATCTTCAGTGCAAAGGTATCAAGGTTGATTTCAGCGAGGGTGTCCAATTTAGATCCAGAGTTGAGTTCCTTGGATGTAAGGTGGAATGGTTGTGAGTAGTGATTCATAACCACTTTAGCATTGACGATGTTGCCATCGCCTTGTTCAAAGTTGGCAGGATCCACAAGCGTGTTCGATCCAGAGACAGCAACTGGTACGTTAATCACACCTTGTGGTGCAACAACATCATCCGAGAAGTCAGTGGAGAATACTGCGAGAGGGGCGAGTGCATCAGAAAGTTGAGAGATTGCTTTAGCAGCAAGTTTAGATGCAATAAGGTTAGCGTCGATTGTGTTAGACATAGTTGTATATATTTATTAGAGTTCGTTCTTGTGATTTTCGTAGAATTCAGCCGCCTCTTTTCCTTTGAGCGCTTTGAATTGTTCAATTAGGTTGATTCCTGATTTATCTTCAGGTGTTTCTTCGATTGGAGTATGACCAGTTTCAGCAATAGCACGTGCGGTTGCCTCGGCGAGTTTAGTGTCGAAGTCGGTTTGGGATGCTTCAAGCGTTGCTACTTGTGCGGTCAAATCAGTATTTGAAAGTGTGGTAGATGCGACAGACTCATTAAGGTCTGCGAGTTGAAGCGTGAGATCGGCGACTGTTGCCTCTTTATCTTTGAGGGTTTCGATCAATGTTGCGTGTTCAGTTTCAAGAGTTAGATTAGATGCGGTGAGCGCGTCCAACTCTGCTTTAAGCTCGTTTGTATTTGTTTTAAATAAAGACATATTAGTTTGTTAGTGTGATTAGTTCGAGAAGTGTTGATTTGGCAGATTCAAGGTTACCAATTATGTCCACAAAGCCAAGCGATATTGCTTCATCACCTGCGTACCAACCTGCATGTTTATATTTATCATCGATTTCTGGACGATTTGCGGTAACGTGTGTTTGGAATGCGAGGCCAAGTGCATTTACTTTGTCTTGAATAAACTGGCGTTGTGAGTCGGACATTTTACCATGGAAGGTGTCTTTTAAGTCAGCACCTTCGTTGGTGATGATTTCGTGTTCAGATTCTGATCGTGTAGCGGTTTGAATAACTCCAACGTTACCTACTTGACTTGTTGGTCGTGCGATAATAGCATCAGTTGCAACGGTAAGCATGTATGCGGCAGAACAGTTGAGACCTGAGCAGAATGATACGGTTGGACATGGTAAGGATGCAATTGTATCAGATAGTTCTTGACAGCCATGAACGGCACCACCAGGTGAATCAGTTGTAAATACAATACCTTTGACGTTTGCTTGGATCGCGGTGTCGATCTCAGTTTTGATTGTAGAGTAGTTGGTTCCGCCGACCATTTCATGAATAGGTGGAGCGTTATCGGCTAATGGACCATGAATGTCAATGAAGGCGATGTTGTCTTCGATTGTTAGAGGTGTGCGTTTGTCGATAATTAGATCAAGGATGCTTGTTTGCTCAATCTTTAGGTTTGAGAGGTGTTGCGACAATGCGCCGTGTGATATGTAATAGAATTTGCTATTCGTCATTTGAGTCAGGTGTTTCGTTTGGTGTTAAGAGTCTGATGGACCGTGGGTCGATTTTGACGCCATATTGTTTCTCAAGTTCTTCTCGGATTTTGATAGTCTTGATTTCATCCATAAGGTTCTCACGGATATGGTCTTCAAGTGCAATGTTTTGTTCCGCAAGAATTTGTGTTTTAGTTTTTAGACCAACGTTGTATTCGTTGATTAGTGCGGTTGAGTCGCGACCAAGATCAATACTTAGACGCTTAGGATGTGAGAATGTCCAACGTGTCCAATCAGGATTTGGAGGTAAGTCGCCTTTTTCAATAGCTACTGACAGAGCGTAGACAACCTTCGCTCTCGCAAATGCATCTAGTTTATCTTGTCGTACCTCAATGGCTTTCTCAGCTTTACCAATCGCAAGTCGAGTGGCTGTGCCGTTTCCAGCAGCTTCAAGAATAACGGTTGAAGGGATATCCACTCCAGCTAATACGGCTGTGTTTAGACGTGCATGATATGTTTGCCAGTTTTGGCTTGGTCGATCATTGGTTAGTGTCTCAAGTTTGCCACCTGCATCAGATTGGAAGTAGTTGATAGTGCCACCTTGAACCGATTGGACTTCAACACCAGGATTGACGCCAGCCGTTGTGTTGCCTCCAGAGTACATTGAGTCAGGATCTGGTTCACCGTCTTCATTGTGGACTTGGAGCGCCATGGAACTCATGATCATCTGTGCTTGTAACTCATACTCGTTTGATGTCATGAGTTGTTTCAAGGTATTCAGGGCAAAGGAGAAGATTGGAAGTCCACGGTTTTGGTCGTATGACTTGATGTTCTCCATTGAGATTAGGCTTGAGGCCGATACAAACTGGTCGTCTGATCCGTCTTCTGATGCGCCTAGGATGATATACCCAATAGTGCGACCAAATGGGTTTTGTACAATGCCGTTGTTGATTGTGTTCTTACCAAGTGTGTTTGGCGTTGTTTGGCGTGATCCAATGCGGTGAGCGGGTATGCTTTGAGTCATTGGATAACCACTTTTAGACCGTGTTTTAAGACAATAAGCACCACCGTCACGCGACAACGAAATAGAATCAAGGATTAGTCCTTCCCGAAATGGTGTAGCTCGAACGTCGCCGATTGAGAACCATGTGTTCAACCAATTGACTGCAGCAATGCCCCACTCTTTATCGATACCTTGGAACTGTGGTGTGTATCCACGGCCAACCGCGCGTTGAGCTAAGAAGTCAATGGTTCCTCGTACAATTCCATTGTTCTCATAAAGAGACCTCGATGTGGTGAGAAGATTATTAAAATCATGCACCGGCATCAGTTGAGACCAGTCTTTGTTTGCAGGTGCTGTGTATGGTTGGGAGTATGAACGTTTAGCACTCTTAACAAATCCAGATGTGGATATAGTACGACCAGTTGAGTCGTACAGTTTTATTGGTTTCTTCGTAGTCATTACGTTGGTATTCCGATAGTGATGGATGTGGTGCGAGTGTTGTTGTCAAGGTGTTCAATCGTCCGTGACAGAATATCAATCCATGAGTCTAATGTGATTGATTGTGCCATTGTGTATGAAGTACCGTTGGTTGACGCGGTTGTGATCTGAGAGCCAGAACCATCAGCTAGGTTGAGAATTGCTTCGTCCAACCATTGTCCTATCAAAAGACGTCTAGATGGATCAATTTTCGCCCAAGCGGTGAGAGACCTCACTGTCTTACGTGTTGAACATGCCATTTGTTAATTATTTATACCGACTTAAAATACTTTGAAGATCATTCCAGCAATTAGTCCTTGACAGAAGCAGTCCCAGAGGTGGTTGTCATTTGATAATGTGACCCACTTAATCACGCCATCTGTTGGGTCTATTTGTTTTGCTTCTGAGAACCAATGTTTCTTGAATTGTTTAGATATGTCCAATGGAAGGTTGAGTGCAAATGATGATTGACCAGATTTGACTCGGTATGCCATATCTTTAGCGCGGCTTGAGTGGTATGTATAAGATATACACTTGCCAACTCGTGTATATTGTTGCTTTGCGGTAGAGTATGGTCGTTCCGCGATGGTTTTACCGACTTTATGTTTGTACATTGAATGACCAGTCTTAACACCATCAGCGGCCAACCATTCGTGGCGGGCACACATCTCAAAGACTTCTTCCGTTCGGTAACCTGAGTCGACGATGGTGCGGTGTTTGGGAATGTTGTACTGAGATTCGAGTTTGATGAGCGCCGCTTCGTCTGCTACTTTACCTTCATAGCATAAGTGGATTGAGTCTTTCTTAAAGGATAAGATTACAACCCAGAAATATGGTGCAAACTTATGAGATCCTTGGGTGTCAACCGACATTATCCGAGTCTCTTCATCGTCCAATGGATTCGCACATGCTTTCTTTAAGAAGTTCTGTGTTTCAATGCCCGAATCATCTTGTGTTAGTTGGTCTTCCCATGTGTCACCCAATCGTTGTTGGATGAATTCGCGTAGTTTTGCGACGTCGCCTTTGTTCTTGTAATGATTTGCTAAAACAAACTCACGCACCATTTCACCCCACGGCACTCGGTAGTTTGCGAGAATCGTATATTTGTATGTGATATGACCAGGAATTGGCTTCTGATTAGGTCTTGCGATGTATTTGGATGTTGAAATAAGCTTATGTCGCGTTGCGGGTTCGTCTTCAATTACATGAGAACACGAAGGACAAAGCATGTGGACCGAGTTTTGTAGGGCTTTGTAGTCTATTTTGTTATCGACATCAAACCTAATTCCTTGGTCCCATTGGATGAACTCCATTGCGTATGGGTGGTATTCAGAGCATTTTGGACATCGCCATGAGTAGTCATGAATCTCGCCATCCTCGCATGCTTTAGAGAAGTCGTCTGATTTGACGCCACCTTGCGAAACATTAATAACCATACCAAGCGGGTTGTTTTGTAGTCGTTTACGCGCAAGGTTTAAGTGGCCTTTCTTCCACAACCACACTTCGTCGTTCAATACTGTTCTAATGGACTTGGCGTTAAGGAAGTTTGGTGTTTGAGAACCAATTGCAAGGTATGTCTGAGATGGAAACTTAACAAGTCCTTTCTTTACGTCGGTCTTACCAAGCAATTTCATGATGTCTTTTGTTGCTGGTGACTGCTCGAGGATTGGAAGCATTCGAGTTTCAAACCAATGATTTACAGTGTCGCCAGATTGCGCAACAAACATTAGGTTGTTGGGGTCTTGTGATACCATCCACACAATTAGAATCTCCTCAAGCGTAGTCTTACCGGTACCAATTGGACTTGAGATGTTGATTTCCTTGTATTCGCCTGAGACGACGGCTTTACATGGGTCTAATGCCCAAGGGATGTAATCAAATGATGCAAAGACTCCTGAGTTAGCAAGGAAGCATTGTGTCTTTGCCCAATCTTCGATGTCATATGAGACCGATGGAACTAAGATAGCTGCGGCAGACTGTAAGAGTCTGGGTATTTGCAATGCTGGTGGTGCGAAGACTGAGCCTTCTTTGGTTGCTTGAATGCGTTCTTGTTTACCTGGAACGTCTACAGGTCTCTTTTTCTTATTCGTCATCTTGTTCTAATGTGATTCTGTTGAGCTCAATGATAAGTTGTGTTACGTTTTCCTTGAGTGTCTTTTTGCAACCAGCGGCTGATTTACCAGCTAATGATGTCGCGAGTGTACTTGGGAAGGCTTCAACACGTGCTTTAAGGATACTTGAGAGTTTGATGAATGCACGTTCGGCGTCTGCTAGTAGGATGTACTTACCTTGTAGTATCTCAAGTTTGCGTTGTTCGGCTTTTGCTTTTGTCTCGGCGATGTCGGCATCTGCTTTGATCTTGCGCTTTTTGGCTTCAACGACGTCTTCATCGGAGTTTAGACCGTGCTTCTTGTCTTGATGTTCTCTGATAGCATCAAATTCGTCTAGGTTAAAGCCAGCATGAAGGTATTTGCGGACGCTAGTGAGGGATGATACACCATAGTAGTCAGCGAATTCCTGCTGTTCTTTACGGGTGTACTTGAGGCGAGACTTTGAGTTGAACGCTTTGTTACGTTTTGGACATGGTGTGCCCAATGACGATAAGTGGATCTCGATTGGTTCTTTGTTATTGTCTGACATGGTTTCTATAGGTATTTATGAGATTGTGGTCTGTTTAGCGTGTAGTATACGAAAGATGGTGTTCAGATGAACAATAGTATTCAGTTGAACACTATCTTAGTCGTTTATATTCATTTTTATAAAAAAAATAATGGGAGGCAATAACCCAACTAAGTACTTATAAATAATAGATTTATTACCGGGGGCTATACGCTACAGTGTTAAGCTGCTTAAGTCGTTGAGTGCAATACAGTTGTGATCTAGAAACGTTCAAATATCGTCTAAAAGTATTTTCAAGTACTTTCTCCTAACACAAAAAGACTCCACCTAACCAAAAGACCCTCAAATCTTTTTAAAATTTTGGTGGAGTACTGTGATTTTTTTAAAAAATTATTACTACGCGATTGGTAGTGTGGAACGTGTGTAGATCGTCTCATCGGTGTCGGCATAGTTTTCATAAGCAACGCCAAAGTCTTTACATCTCTCACGTATGGTACCCTCACGTGATACTAACCAGATTAACTGTGCTTGTTGGAACGTATCGACGATTCCTAGGTATTTGCCCGCCGCAACGACTCTGTATCGTATTTTACCAGATTTAGTTACTACATAGGTTATACCTGAATGTCCCGTGTTAGATCTTGTTGAGAACCTACCGCGATTAATAGCGTTCAACGTTGCGTTAGACGCGCGTAAGTTATGGATTGCGTTGTTTGTGCGGTCTCGATCGATGTGGTCGACAAGGTCTGGCAGATGACCATGTTGGTGTAGAAAGATCAAACGGTGTGTGAGTAACAATACTTGGTTATATGGTCTTAGTTGGTAAGATCCTTGTTCGTAACCAGAGGTTTGGTAGTTACCATGCGGTTTGTTGTTGCGGTAGATAATGCCTGCGTCTAAGTCTATTGAGAACTCAGGAGAATTAAGGATGTGTTGTAATACTGTGTGGTATTTTGATGTGTTGTATGTCATGTGTGTTATGGTGTGTTTTGATTCGCCGCCATTCTCAGCATGTTGAATGGCTTAGTTGGATGGTATTATGGTAGAATGTTGTAGAACTTAGTTCTTTTTGCGTTTGTTGTACGTACAACAAGTAGCTTTATTGTACGTACAAGGGTTAGAGGCTTTTAGCAGAAAGTCCATGATAGTCATGAAAGGGTTTAGACTCAAATTTGAAGGTGTTTGGATCAAAGTAAAGGATATACCGTTTGTACGTCTCCGGTTCGTTTGCCCAGAACACCACAGGTATGATATTGTCTTGAGGATTGAGGAAATCCTGCTGTGTGATTACAATGTGATACTTGTGGTTGTTGTTTGTGGTTGAGTCCTTGAAGTGCTTTGTTAAAAGCGGTTTGAGGTGGACTGCTAACTCGTGGTAATCTTCACGGTCCATTACATTACAGAGCGTGTCGTGGATGCTACTAATGACTCTTGTAGAAAGCGCCGTCGTTGGTCGGCAGGAAGGTCAGCAGGATACGATGCGGCTTTGTCAAGCAGGTGTGTTGGGAGGTCTTCAATCTCCTGTAGTAGTTCGCACTTAGTGGCTTCTACTCGGTCTCTGAGGTGCTTAAGCGTCTGTTGGTATTCGTTTGTGTATGTCATGTGTGTGTTATGGTTGTTCTAGTTATATTTATAAAAATCGACTTTTGCTATTATGCACAAAACACCCTCAAGATCGTTAGACCTTGAGGGTGTTCACCATAACATCATGAATAATTGATGTGCGCAGTAACAAGCTGCTTATGGATGTATTTATACGACTTCGGTGCATATGTTGTTGAAATCCTCTAGCTCGTCGTCTGTGGCATGGCGCCTGTTTGACCGCTTAGGGTCTGGATCATGTGGGTGTGAGTCGGCGTTTGCTGGTTGAACTGTATCGAAGACAAGTGTGGCTGTTGTAGGTGTTTGATCGGATTCCATGAAGTATGTATATTCTACGAAGTGAGGCAAACCTACGAAGTGAGGTGTATCATACGAAGTGAGGCAAACCTACGAAGTGAGGTGTATCATACGAAGTGGGATAACCATACAAGTGGGATTGGATGAAATAGGTGGTGGTTAAGATGACTAATATTTCATAATGTTAACTTAGAATATAAGCGTTCTAAGTTAACATTGAGCTTTTTTCCCATATTACATAATGGTTCGTCTGGACAAATTACAATGGTTTTGCAAAAAGCCCTTAAATTTGTCCAGAGAAAAGCTTCAGATTCCATCAGACTAGCCCAAAAAAAGTGATCTGACAACGTTTCAAATTGGCCTAGAAACTAGCTTAAATTCTACAAAAAAAGCTCCAAAGTGGCTTAAACCACAATGAAGCGTCGTTTTAAAAAATCAACCTTAGAAACTCCAATCTGAATAGTCAACAACAAACGGCTTCGTTGTACCAAATTCAAGCTCCTCAGCCTCGTTATCCCGTCGTTTGTGGAACATCTTAACATATCCAACCACCTTGATAACACAAACATCCCCGTTCGCCGGCCCATCAAACAGTCCCGAAAATGTATCGACATCACCCTTGATAGCCTTGTAGTAATCCTCGTCGCTTGAGACAAAACAATATCTCATATTCATCAAAGATTCTTCGTCTTTGTCGAACAGCGCAAACGAAGCATCGTGAAGTGTACAAACTACATCATGGTGTCGTTGCGCCAAGTCGTGCAGAGGAAACTCAGCCGCAGTATACAGATTGTAGAACGATTTGGCAGATTTAAGATCGAGCAGATAGTCTAAAACCGTCGCGGCTCGTATACGTCCAATCTCTTCGCCATTAATAAACAAGCGTCGTAGGAAGTTGAAATACTCACCGTACAACTTGGCCTCCTCATCAACCCCTCGTTTCTGGCGGCGAATAGCCTTAATATCATTCAACATCTTGTTCAATGTCAATTTACTATATTCCCTTTGAGTCCCACTGCCACCATATAGATCTGAAACATCACCTTTCAACATCCCATGTAGTCCAAATAGAACCCGTGGAGCCAACTGATTCGCATCCAACTCAGTCCATGTCAAGTCAGTGCCTGCCGTTAGCTTCTCACCCACTAGATTAACCAAACTGCCGCCTAATGCGCTAAAACAGTCAAAGTTGCGGTTATCCTTACGAACACCGCAAACACCAAGACCTAAAATGCCTTTGACCGCTGCGTCCATGTAATCCTCCAACTTGTGGAAGTAACCTAAGCCGCTCTTTAACAAAGCAATCTCGTCGTTGATACCTGCGATTTTCTTTGCATCCTTCTTAGCGTCCAATCCTTTCAATGTCTTTTGATTCTCCTTAACCTTAGCAGAACGGCTCTTCCTAGTAGCCCTCTTGCAATCTGCTTCGCATATGTCCAAACAGTATTTACCATCCTTAACGTTCTTCATCATCTTCAGTTGTTTAACGACCGTTGTAGTCTTAACGCTCATCTCCAAAGGCCGTTCGTCGCCTAAAGTGTCGACAACCTTCAGCCATAATTGAGACTTAACCCGTTGTACTTGAACCTGCTCAAACGTACTATCACCAGATGGAACTCGTCCAAGCATCAGATGTCCAGGACCAAACAACGCAATATCGTGTAACGTATCGACCACAATGTCTCGTCTGTCACCATCATGATACCGTGTGAGAATATCAAACAGTCCAGGTGTGTTGTTGTCCTCGTACTTAGCATAACTTGGGGAGATCTTCAAGGGAAACCTGTCGTTAAACTTTGGACCAATTGGAATATCAGGAGAATCATCAAGATCCATGTCTTGTATGAGGAACATAGCAACCGTGTTATCCTGACGCGCATACCGTAAGTAGTCCATAACGATTGTGCTATGCTGATTTGCATCGTGTAGCTTGTCTAAACAGTTCTTAAAGTTGAACTTCCGTGTTGCGTAAGACTTACGTTTAGCGTCCCACCGTTTCAATGGAACATCTTGATATCTGTCGATCCCATCTAATGCATGTGGATTCTCCTGCATATACTCAAATAAAGCGGCTGAAAGACTTAAGTCTCGGTCAGACACATTAGAATTGAAAGATTTGAACACCTGGCAGTTCTGAGACCTCCGTAGATTGTACTTCAATGCGCTTGAAAACTGTGCGTATAGCTTAATCGCCGCAGTATGTCCAACCATAATAGCATTGTCGCTCAACTTAACAGGATTAAAGTTAACGATGATCGAGTTAAACGCCTGTCGTCTGTTACGTCCACAGATTTGCTTGATGTCATCGTCAGTTACAACTGGTGCATTTGGACGATATGCCACAAATAACGTTGTGTGCTTGATTGTGCTTGGAGGAGACCATGAGTAACCCTCAAAGGCCGCTGATGTCACAAATAACACTCGCGCACGGTGGTTTACCGTCACTTGTTGTTCGAAACCTGGAGAACCACCAAACTCACGTATGAGCTTTAGACGAACGGTACCACCCACTAAGAATGACACCTCACCAGGTTGCAATAAGTTTGGACACCGTCTAAGGATGCGAATAATGTGGTCAGCAGAATGTACAAAGACCATAACACCTTCATCGTTATCCAGTAGTTTGTCGTAGAGTGTGCGAGACACTATCTTGCCAAGCTCAACCGTTGTTGGAGGCGTGGGCGTTTCAGGATAATCTAGTTTGATATTCGGTTGAACCCCTTCAAATCCATTTTTGACCGACTTTACCGCCACAGGAACTGGCGTTGCTGTCAATAATACAATGCGTTTAGTATCCGTCATGTTGCGTCGGATGAAGATGTCAAGATTTGGAATAACCTTACGAAATGCTTGATGATTCACCATTGTGTGGACTTCGTCAAACAAGACTAATGTGTCTTTGTCAACCTCAAGTTCATCAAACCGTGTGATAAATGTGTCGATAACCACGATATTGATTGTAACACAGCCTTCAATCGCCTCGCCGAACTTAGCAGCTTTACTTGAATGGACCTTGATGTTACATGTATCACCATAAACTGCAGCATATTCGCCGCCTTTCTCGTTTGCAAGCATGATACTGGGAACAACTAGGATGATATTTTGGACATCGTTGGACACGCCATATGCCACAAATGAGAACGTTCCGCCACAACCGGTAGTTACTTTGTCAACGTAATAATAAGGTTCGTTGACCGTTAAAGAAAAGATTTGATTCCAAATACGCTGATCGAGATATTGACCACAAGGTGTTTGTATTGGATTGAGAATGTGCTGGGATGATACATCAGCATGTGTGTTAGTTTTCATGTGTTGGTGGTATCATTTAATTATGGATTGGGCTTCACCGTCTTACCACGCCCAAGGTCATGAAAAAACCACGTGGTAAGACGGTTTAAGATTTGGTTGGTTCTTATTCCAAGATAGCCTTTAGAAGAGCTTCAACTTCAATCCGTTAAGGTGGATTAGACCTAATAGTATCATCCAGGAGCAACCCTTTTTGATATTGTGGCGTTCTATTATCGCCGTTGTAAAAGTTATTTATACAGACTAGCTTTTGCTATTTTGTATCCCTTACTTAATGCTATCATACCATACTTTGGTCTAAAAGTAAACGAAGAAGTGAAGTGAATAATGTGGTGGCTGAGACAAAGCCAATACCGACTAATGCGGCTTCTAAGATGTCTTGTAGTATTTTCATGTGTTGTGTTATGGTTCAGTTTTATTTATACAAAACAGCTTTTCCGATCTAGAAACCCCACGAGGCTGTCTTAGACCGCGTGTCGATGTGTGTAAAGTTGTTGTATGAACCCAATCCACCACGGAAACAACCAATTCGTTGCCATTCTCGGAGGTTCTTAGCCACTTCTCGTGGATCCACACCGCTTACCTTGAAATCGATCGCGCGATTCTGTAAATGCTGTGAGTGTGTAACCCCTCCAACATATTTGTTGTACTGTGGACAACGGTACACTGAATACAGCCGAATTGGCACACCATAATGGTCACGGACTCGTTGCAGAAGCGTCAAGGCAGGCACAAGGTTCTTCCACAGTTTCCATGGTGGCAACCCTGACACAATACCTTCATGTTCCTTTCGTGTCGTGATTAACAATTCAGCGCCTGAGAAGTTGTGAAGGTTCAAGGCATTGTAGTACTTCATGTATGCTAAGTCTAACGGTTCCATAGGTATCTTTTTTATTATTTGGTATCAATTTATTTCGTCTTTTTGATGGCTCAGAGGATACGGCTACCCTTCAAAAACCATCAAAAGGATCAATTTTAATAAAGAGGGTTCTTATTTGCTTGCGTGAGCATCCACTTCAACAATCACGTCGTCACCGATAACTGATGCACATACCTTGTTTCCATGCTCATCGACATAACATGCTCGGCCTCCATAGTTGAATCCACAAGAGGTTATCGAACAGGCGAGTATTAGTATTAGTAGTATTTTCATTGATTCTTTTGTTGTTCCCACGTAACCCCTTCGGTGTGTGGAAGTGAGTTTAATGACCCTGGTTCGTCTTCCATCCGTGCGATACAAGGACGCGTTTCAAGGTTCTTCCGTATACCTGCGAGCTCTGCTGTGCATAATTGCACTACAGCGCGGTGACGTTGATCTGCTTGCGCGTGTACAATCTCCATATCCTTTTCATGCTTTATACGTTGCTCCTTTGACTCAAGCCGCTCACGCTTTAACTCAGACCACAGGTAATAAGTGGCCATCAAGGCAAAACTCCAACCACCTACGCTTTCAAACGTAGATTCAGTCATCATACCAACCAAGCCGATATAACTACCAACAGAACCAATCGCAACTGATGCAACTATCTTCAATCCAGGAATAATCATTACACTAATGGGTCTTCGACAGAATGTGGAACATCCTTGCCTTTGATCAAAATAACACCGGCTGCATCAATCATGTTGTATTCATCCAACGTAATTGGACGATGACTAGAATGTGCCATCAGGTTAAAGTAGTAAATGCCATCCACAAGTGGCGCATGAGTTGTGTCCATATCAAACACCTCTTGGTACGTCAACTGACGAGGTTCTTCATCCTCCTCTTCAACTACACTTTGCGGAATAACCACGGGTAGCGAAGCTGCTAAATCATCCACGGGAGTATATCGTGTGATGTTGTAGTCTGTGATAGTCGAATCAGGTGCATTTGTGAGAATCAAATTAGCCTTCGCAGGATCTAACAGTTTATCAAAAATGAAGTAAACGTTCTCTTCGTCGAGAAACTTGATTGTGGATCCAATAGCGTCAATATGCATCTCGCGGAACGGTGCACCTTCAGCTACTAAGGATCGGTTTAAGGTAATATAAGCCATTTGTGTTATTTATTGGATTGGTTGAGTGTATTTCATGGCTCTGTCAATCACGACAGCGTCTTGGATAGTGCCATGGGTTTGTAGACGGTCGATGCCTCTGATGTTAGTTGGACCACCAAGGCTTCTGACAAACCTTGATGTATTATTTGGCACCAACCCGAGGTCGATGTCTGTAGATGTCTCGGGTGCATGGTACGTAGCAGGAGTCATTGTATCATGCTCTGTAATGTTCCTGTCGTCTAGGACAGACTCACAGCGGTTCTTACCTCCTGCTATCGCTGGGTCGGTGAGCACCTCGCCGAACACGTCCAATGCTGGATCTGCTTCTTGTGCGGGGATGCGCGCTAAACCCAACGGCAAACCTGTTTGATTTATGACGCAGGTGTCCAAAATATCAACACCGTCCAATATCATGTGTTTGTAATAAGCCGTATTGCTTCTGGACGCA